ACAAAGACCGGGTGTCTACACCATAAACTACCTAAAGCAAAGACTAGCTATCCACCACCTGAAAGGAAAGAAAATGATGATAATACCAAAAAGAGAAATTACACCAATGACCATGCTTCAGCCTCACTCGGAACCAAGTCCCAGTCAGGTATAGCTATCTCTGACTGATCCACTCCCATCAGATAGGCGAAGAGAGCTACCAGAGGGTGCATCGCAGGTGTGCCGACCTTATCTCTGACAAGCTTACTCATGGCTGGCATGGATAGGTCTCTCACTAGCTTACCGACTAATGAGTCCAGAAGAGGGTGCGTCCTAAGCACCCCAGGGGTCAGGTTGGAGATGTTTGCTCCACCAAAAGACATTTCGAAGTCAAAGTCCTCCCACGAAGGAACTGCCTCGCCGAACTCTTCTAGATTTTCTGGCTCACCAAAATCAACCAGATCCCAAAAGTCATCAAAGACTTCAGGCACCACTGTGGAGGTTATTGACCCAATCGGAAGGTCCAAGGTTTCTTCTAAGAGGCCTTTCCTCTCAGCAGAGTTGCGGAACAAGGTCTGCAGCCACTGCTGAACTGCTGGTTGATCAGCATTTGGCATTAGAACTCCAGTGAGGGCCTTGTTAATGATGCCCAGGGCCATGTCACTTGGCCACGATGAGTTGGCATACCAATACTGCATTGCTGGCTTGATCTCTGGGAAATCTGCCCTAGTGGCAGTGAGAGTTGAATCTTTATCTCTAGTGGTGTAGCTCAGGATAGTCATGTTGCTAATGTGGCGCGTTCCGTAACCCGCCACGAGCCGGACTGTGTTGTTCTTGACTTGGATGTCAACTGACTGGATCAATCTTGGTTCAAACACTTCAAGCCCGTGAAGGGAATGGAAGATTGGAACTCCCCCTCCTCCTCCTCGACCCCCCTGATAGATATGGCCATTCCTATAGTAAGCCACCACGTTGGGTTTGACCTGTGGGTCCCCCTCGGTGACTCCCATCTCCTTCATCCAAGTCTGGAGCAACTTCCCGAAAGTCTGTGTGTACATAGCCCTAGGGTTTGACACGACAATGGACATAACATGGTTGCTAGTCCTAGTGCCCTCCACTGTGACTCTCATGTTCACCCCATCCATGGATCCCACCCAGGTGCCTGTTCCCGTGTACACAACCTTGCCCCTAATTGTCTGACTCTTTTGACGCTTAACAAATCCTCCAACAACTCCCATCTTGTAGCTGAATGTAATCTGATCCAGCAAGTCACTGATCCCCAGGGCTAAGGACTTCTGGATTATGGCGAGGCAGTTGCGGCGGCTACGACCGAACTTCTCTTTAAACTCTATTTGAGGGCTTGAGGCCAACTTGCTCACAATCAGTTGGTGTTTGTGGTCATCAGGATATGGGGAAAGGTGTGTCATGTGTATGAAATGGGCCAACTTTGAGTATTCTGAGGACTGCGAAGCTGCCACCTCATCTTTCAGAAACTGAAGGTGGTAACCAGGGAAGTGGTTTTGATACACTGCAGTTAGGAGGCTTGACACTCCGCCCCTCTGCGTCACTTCGGTTCCCAGCAGGTGTACCTCCCTCCTCTTCATGGTGGTCTTGGTCAAGAAAGTGTGGAGCTGAATTTGATTCTCAAACGGGCTTTGCTCCACTGTTTCCTCGGGAGTGTCCTTGACCCATGGCAAAGCCTGTTGCAGCTTTTGGAACATCTTCTCCTTGACCCTCATGGCTGCATGCATCCTATCAATGTTGAACCACCTCCACGCTAAAATGACATCCGGCTGAAATAGATAGTCTCCATCAGAGTCAGTGATCTGAATGTTGGAACGCTTCCTTCTGTCCTTATGCTTCCTGAACACCCCCGCTCTTGAGTCAACCTTTCTAAGCGCTACTGAAATGCTATGGTACTCAAGTGCGCTAGGGAAGAGGAGAGACTCCTCAGCCCATGATAATGGTTCTATCTCACTTCTCTCATCCAAGATGGCCTTTATGAGACTTATCTTGCTCTTATCGCCCACAACAGACATGACATTCCTAGTTAGAATGTATACAGAGCCAGAGATGATCCGGGTGACAGCGTTGCCTTTGCTGAGAGAGGAGCAGACTCCAGGTGAGTGCACTTTCTCAGCCAGTCGCAGTTCCAGATCCTTCTCTGTCCTTGCTTTGCGGTAGAGGACAACGGGATCTTGCTCGATCATCTCTCTCCAGTCTTCAGGTAGCTCCAATGATCTCACCAACCTCTCCCACTTCTTGCGGTTGCCCCATGTGATGTGGTAACTATGAAGCAGAGTTCCGGAGGACGTGGCCTCCAACGGCCTATGTGCCAGAGGCTGAATGAGCATTCTCTTGTATTTCTTACCCAGTGAGCTGTTCACACAGGCGTTCCAGAGATTGTACTTGAAGCCCAACAAACCAGCTGTAAATGGGTGATCCATAAGAAAGAAGCCTAGGGCTGGATCCTTCGATGTGAAAATGCCACTGCAGTACAAATTGAAGGCTGGTGAAACAGATGATCCTATTAACCTGTAGTGTAATAAAGCTTGACCTATCTGACAGTGTGAGGCCAGATTGATGCTGCCACCATCCTCCACTACTTTGGTTAGGAGGGTGCTCATCTCCTCTTGTCTGGATGACAGACTCTCGTGCTCACTGATGGATAGGCACGCGAAGACTGATTTAACTGTTGCCCGGTGCAGGCTAGAGCCTTCCATGTACTCACTCAAGAACTCCAACACTGACATTAGCATGCTTGCTGTCTTTTCAGAGTCATAGATGCCAAGAAACTTGCTGAGAGTTGATTTGAGATGGTGCATCATAGATGCCTCTAGGGCTGCCTCTGCCCATGTCTCTGAGTCTCTTGTCTTAAATGTCACCATGATATACGAGTCGTCGGAGCTCTGCCCAACTGTAATCATTGGCTCCCCAATAACCAGCTCTCTTGATCTGTAGTGCGATCTTAGCAGGCTCCGCAGGAACTCTTGGAAGATGGAGTGGAGGAGAGAGGATGTGTAGTGCAATATTCCTTGCATCATGCCACTCCCCACCTGGATGAATGACTGGCCTTGACTGATCCACTTCTCCGTTCCCAGTCCAGCATACCCATTGTACATTCTTTGCACAATGTCATTTTCTGAGGTAAAGCTCGGTGTCTCACAGAATATCTTAATCAATGCTGGTGATATGAGTATTCTCCTCTTAGTCCACAAAGCGCACGCTCTAACTATAAACCCGTGCATGTAATTTGGAGTCAATCTGCACAACATCTGCATGAACTTGGATACATGGTGACCCTGGCTCCACTTCCTGGCGTCTGCGCTTTGACAAAAGGTGACATGAGTGCCAAGTTTCTTCTCTGCATTTCGCTCATGTTCCTCTGGGAGCTTGAACTTACTCTTAGGATGAGTCATGGCCTCAGAGTCAATAAAAGAGCAGTAGGTTCTAGCTATCGTCTCCAGCCCCAGCTGCACAACCCTAGAGTTGATGTCCATCACGTAAATCTCCCTATCCCCACCGTGCTGAGGCTTCTTAAAGATGTCTATGTGCATGCACCCATCCTGTTCCACCTGTGTCAGACACTTGGACAAGACCTCATACATCTGCGTTGACTCGCCATCCATTAGATCTCTCACTCCTTGGATAGCCTTCCTACGCCTGTAGGCATCACCAGGCTTCAGAGTGTAGTACTTCGGCGAGAAATCAGAGGATGCCTTGAGAGTGGCCATCTCCTCAAGCGTGATGCTGCCCAGAGCTCTGAGGATCTTACTCTCAATGTTAGCCTCCCATGAACTTCCGAAGACTCTCCGAAACCTGTCCTTGATGTTGTCAACGGCAGCCTTGAGGAGACTGGGAGAGAACTCATGGTAGCCAGGGTCCACAGGATCTCTCAGCCCCAAGAACTCATTGGAGCTTGGAAGTTCATCCTCTAAAACCAGGATTTTCTCGTAAATGTTGGCAGCAGTGTTTCCTTCAGCTGTTTCCTCTTTGTTACATAGGTACCCAATGTAGTTCAGATTGACATTAGAAGATATTGACTGCAAGGGAGCCAATGTGTATGGGTTGATGAGGTTGTGCCAGTTAGAGTCTCCTGAATCATCCTTAACTTTGATTGCATGGTATCCTGAGCACACGTGCTTCATGTACCTCAGGTGCCTCTTTATTATCCACAACTCTAGCCTAGACCTAGGAACCAAAGTCATCTTCTTTAGCATTTTGTACGGCTGGGGGACTCGCGGGAAAATTGCCATGGCTTCCATGTTCATGTACCTGTACAGAGACAGCTGCTCCTCTACATGCCTCTTATCTGACATTGATATCAGGAGGCAGAGTGAGATCATTTTCCACACCTCCGCTCGCACTCCAGAATCCCGCGAATACCATGGCATGGGCTGTCCCCCTAAGAAGCTTGCCTCTCCATGCTCTTCAGCCCAAAACATAGATGTGTTGTACATTGTAGCCTCTAGTTTGCACAGGTTGGCCAGCTTGGAGGAGTTGAAAGAGACAAAATCTGTGAAGATCACCTTATCATTTGACATTGTTTTCTTGAAGCAATCCGAGCTGTCCCATATAGACACTGTGTCCTTCTCAGCCAGGAGTGACACGAAAATATGCTTGGAGGAATCTGTTGGGTAGATCAACATGTAAATGGGATAGTACCTCAGCTTCTTGATGATCATCTGGTTCCTCTTGACATGTTGCTTGAGACTGATGCAGAGCTCAGTCGCAACATCAGTCATAATGCATGAGAACGCTCCAAGAATGGAAGACATGAACTTCTTCAAACACTCCCTCTGATGGGAGTCATTGGAATGCATCTCAGTGGATGTCGAGATAATTCTCACTAAATCCTCATGAATTGGGGTGTCCAGAGTCTTATGTAATGAATTATCACTGATAAATGTGTCAACACATGAACAGTCAACCGAGTATGACAAAGGTTTCCTCTTCTCGCTTCTTTGTGCTAAAACTCGCTCGTTGCGCTTGAACTCTTTCCCATAAACGCCATTGACAGCCAAGGCGGATCTAACATGGTCTTCCAGCGTCAGGTCAACTCTATGGTATTCTGCCCTATGAGGCTTGTGATGGTCTTGATTCTCCTCTTCTGTCATCAAGATCTCCTGCTCATCATCATCCTTAAATCCTTGCCTTGACAGGACATGGAACATGGCATTCTTCCAAACAGCATGCGCTGCTGATGGGTGGTCGCCAACATCAATATAATTGACTGAGGTGCTCCCAGGGTGTGATTCTCTTTTGGCAACCCACGCTGGGAGTTGCACAATGGCTTTTGTACTAGAGTGCTGCCTCTCCCCTTCCATTAAATCCCTCTCATACTTCTTAATGGAACTTAGGCACTCATTGAGATTCTTTGTTATAGAGGGCCCCTCCCATCTTTTATCTTCGTCACAAAAGTTCATACCTGCCCCGGTGGCTAGATCCTTCTTCCTTCCATCAGACATCAAGGTGCTGATCATGGTTTTTAGATACTCAGAGTCAGGCGCCCCGAAGGAGTTCTCATACACCTCTCTGGTCACGTACTTGTCATCAAAGTGGAAACTCAGTGGGATGTTCCTCAAAATGGTCTTGACCTCAGCTGAAGTTTGTGACATTTCATCATCCTCTTCATGGAATGAAACTCCTAGAACGCCTAGCTCTGCTTGGATGTCAATGGCCATCCTATACCTGAAGACCAGCTCATTCACCTGCTCCTCAGTCAGGGGGAGATTGCTGCAAACCTTCAGCTCATTGGTCACGATGATCCCATAAAACACCTGAGTGTCAAAGTGGTCCATTGATCTGTTCTCTGCCCTCTCCCTCAACTCGAAGTCGTAAGCTGCTGTCTTGGTTCTGAATGACCTCTCTAGGGCTGCATCACCCCCCCTCGTAGTGGCAAACTCAACGACCAGAATCTTATTACCATCTTGTAGAATGACATCCGGCGTCAGGTTGTCCCCCCTAGTCCCCATCCGTCTGAACACTGAATCTAGCCTCATGTCTGTATTATGAGAGATGTGAGAGTATGTGAAGTCATGAAGGAATGTCCTCACTCTTTGCACTGAAATGACCTGTGTAGCTAGTGTGCTTCCAGTTCCTTCATCAGGCCTATCATCAAACTCAATCTCAACCTGGGTCATGGCCACTGGGTCCCAATTCTTTATCTCATAAGACAGAAGTTCTGGAGTCTCTGTTGGCTCAAAAATTGTTGAAGGGTTATGGACATAAACGGCATCGTTGCTTGTCTCCAGTTCTCTCAACCAATTTTCCATTTTCACAAATGTTAAAATTGAGTTTACTTG